GTGCAACTACAAACTTTGGGCATACAGCAAGTGGGCCACACTCTGCTATTGTTGGCGGTTTAGGAAACATTGCCAGCGGAGAATCATCATTTATTGGTGGCGGATATGGAAGTATTACAAGCGGATTATATTCAACCGTTGGTGGTGGAACAACAAATTATGCAACTGGCTTTGGAAGCACAATTGCAGGTGGATACTTTGGAACCACTAGAGGAATTGCTGGAAACATGGTGTCCCCTGCATGTTTAGCGCCAATTTCCTCTGGTTCTGGTGTATCTCAAAGTGGCTTATTAATTCTTGCCCGTCAAACTACAGACGCAACTGCAACAGTTCTTTGTTCAGACGCAGGTGCGGCATCCACAACAAACCAAGTAATCCTACCTAACAACTCTGCATATTTCTTTAAAGGAGAAGTAGTGTCAGGCGTTACAGGCGGTGGTAACACTAAGGGCTGGAAAATTGAAGGGCTGATTAAGCGCGGCGCTAACGCAGCGGCCACTACCCTTGTCGGCAGTACAGTCACATCCCCCTTTGGAGATGCAGGCGCGGCAGGTTGGGTTATTGCAGTAACAGCAGATACAACCAATGGCGGGTTGGCAGTAACATTCACAGGGCAAGCGAGTACTACAATACGAACCGTGTGTCAGGTACGCACAACCGAAATGACTTACTAACAGGAGAACCTATGAAACTTGAATTATCAGATGACGAAGTAAAATTCATCATGGACGTTTTGGGCGAAATGCCGTCTAAGACAGGTGCTTTTCTGGTGATGAACAACATTGCCAAACAGCAACAAGAAGCCGCTCAATTTGAGCAAGTCAAGGCGCAAGCCATAACACAGGAGTAATCATGGCATATACATGGACAATCAATTCACTTCAGGTCATGAACACGCCTGAACCCCAAACCGTTGTGATGAGCAATTTCACCATTGCCAAGGACGGACAACAGGTCAACTACTCGGTCAACTTGCTACCTGCAAACCCCGATGACTTTACGCCGTTTGACCAAATCACACAGGAACAAGCCCTTGCGTGGACACAAGCCGCCCTTGGCCCAGACCGCGTAGCCGCTATGGAAAACGAAGTGGACATGCTCATTGCACAGGCCGCTATTCCTACACCCCAACCCGCTCCTTTACCTTGGAACTAACATCATGGCACTCAAAATAGTTGCAACAAATAACACCAACGGTCAGTCTGAAACTCAGGCTTACGCTAGGATCACGAACTTTTTTGGCACAAAAGACCAGCTTCAGGTGCAGGTCGAGATTCACGCCACGGAAGAAGCCCGCCGAGCAGGTTGGCCCAGCATCCAACAACAGGCCCATTACATCAATATGGAAGACCTGTCAGGTGACCTGATCCCCGCTATGTATGGTGTGCTCAAGACTTTTACTCAGTACGCTGGCGCACAAGACTGCTAAATGTTTGGGTTTAATGCTTTTTCGCAGGCTCCCATATCGTCTCTCTTGTGGGGCGCGTATGCGGCTGTCCTTGCGGAAAGCGCGGTAGCAACTGATACAGTCAGCACCCAAGCAATCCAAATATCAGTCATCGCCGAATCCGCTACAGCGACGGACAGTGTAAATACCACAACTGCCTTCTTAGCTGCCATAGCGGAAACAGCAACGGCAACGGATACTACTTTGGCATTTGCTACATTTGTAGCAGCCCTACAGGAAAGCGCGACGGCCACAGATTCTGTGCTGGTTGCCCCGTCCATATTTGGTGCGGTGGTAAGCGAAAGCTCTACAGCAACAGACGACTACAACCCTGCGAGAAGTATTTATAACGTCACCCTGCTGACCAGTCTGACTGCTTCCGATGCGTTCTTTGCCGCATATTTGTGGGAGCCGGTGGACGACAGCCAGATTCCAAACTGGGGTGATATTAACAATACTCAGTCTGTTACGTGGGTAAATGTAGATGACAGCCAGACCACAAACTGGCAAAATGTAAACAATACGCAGACACCTAATTGGGGTGATGTGAATGATGACCAAACACCGGGCTGGTACCCGGTTATTCCGTAAGGACACAAGATGACTACAGGCGCAACGGGGCAACTTGGGCTTGCTCTCCCAGTACAGGGTGAACTCTCTGGTCAGTGGGGCAATACTGTTAATAACGGTATTACTGAATACACAAACATTGCGATTGCAGCGACGCTAACCCTTACGGGCGATGGTGCAGTTACGCTGGCCAATACCGTGGGCGATGCGTCAGCAAGCAACATTGTCTCAACCCTCACGGGCGCGGGCACGGTTACGGCGCAGTTTGCCATCGTCAGAGTTACTGGAACGCTTACAACTGCCAAGGTCGTAACAGCCCCAAGCTACAGCAAAACCTACGTAGTAGACAACGCCGCAACGGGTGGAATTGTTACGTTTAAAGCATCTGGTCAGCCTGGTGTGTCCGTGGCCGTCGGCGAGAAATGCACAGTGTTTTTCAACGGCACCGACTACGTCAAAGTTGCGACCAGCACGGCTGGAACAGTGACAAGCGCAAGCGTAGTGTCTGCTAATGGCTTTGCGGGCACAGTTGCAACCGCAACAACAACACCGGCTATCACGCTCACAACATCCATAACCGGGGTGCTAAAAGGCAACGCAACAGCAATTTCTGCGGCCACTGCGGGTACGGATTACTTGGCCCCCCCATCTGGGACGGCAATTTTAAAAGCCAACTCTGGCGGAGCACTGGCCAATGCCACGGCAGGTACAGATTACGTAGCACCCGGCACAGCCACTACTTTTACAGCAACTCAGACTTTTAATGGATCAAGCAGTGTGCTGGCTAGTGTGTTGGCAAACGCTGGTGAAACGGCTACGGTGTCTGCTACTGCGGCTACAGGTACGATCAACTATGACGTAACAACTCAAAGCGTGGTGTATTACACCAGCAATGCTTCAGCCAACTGGACGGTCAATTTCCGTGGATCGTCTGGCACAAGTTTAAATACGTTGATGTCTACAGGCCAGAGCATGACTGTGGCTTTTTTGGTAACGCAGGGTGCTACGGCTTACTACAACAGCGCTATCACCATTGACAGCTCATCTGTAACTCCAAAGTACCAAGGCGGCACAGCGTATACATCTGGTAATGCGTCTAGTATTGATGCGTACACCTACACCATTATCAAGACGGGCAGCGCAACATTCACTGTTTTGACTTCCCAAACCAAGTTTGCATAAGGGGTCAAGATGCCATTACCCATTACATTTGGCGCTGCTTCTGCAAGAGGCTTTGGGCTTTTTTCCGCATTGACGGCAGGGGGCACATCGTGGATAGGTTTGTTTGGCGGTACTGGAGGCGACCAAGGGGCTGCAGTTGCACTTGATAGCTTTGATAATGTATATTTTGTTGGTTACACAGATGATACTAATATTCAACTTAATAAATATAATAATTTAGGCGTTATTCAATGGCAAAAAAGTATAGGTGGTACAACTATAGATTATGGGTGGTCAGTAGTTATTGATAACGTTGATAATATATATATTTGTGGGCAAACAGACTCCAATTCGTTTCAAGTAATTAAATTAAATAGTGTAGGCACTATTCAATGGCAACGAATCTTATTAGGTGCTTCAGTTAATGCCGCATTTTCAATTACCTTAGACAGTTCTAATAATTTGTATGTTTGTGGTTACTCTACTATTAGCGCTTCTTCCAATATGCAAATAGCCAAATATAATAGTTCTGGTACTCTTCAATGGCAACAAAGAATCAGTGGGCCTCTATCTTCTTTTGCGTTTGGAATAGCTGTTGATAGCTCTAGTAATGTGTATGTCACTGGCACCGCGGATAATAATATATTAATACTTAAATACAACAGTTCAGGCAGTCTTCAGTGGCAACGAAGTATAGCCAGTGCTGGAGATAGCTCTGGGCGGGGAGCAGTTGTTGACAGTTCTGGTAATATTTATATTTGCGGTTATGTGTATATTAGTTTTAATCTATATGAGTTGGTGCTGTTAAGATATAACAGTGCAGGCACTTTTCAATGGCAAAAATCACTTGGTAGTTCTGCCAATGAATATGGGCTTTCCATTGCCATAGACAGTTCTGATAATATTTATATTTCTGGTTACGTTGAAACTTCTCCGGGTAGTACTGTTTTTAATTGTCTAATTGCAAAATACGATACTTCGCCCAACCTTCAATGGCAACGAACTCTTAGTAGTTCTGGGAGCGATTATGGATTTGCAATAACCGTGGATAATTCTAATAATATTTATGTCTGTGGTGCGTCAAATGTTAGTGGCACAAATGATTTTTTAATTGCAAAACTTCCAGATGACGGCTCACTAACTGGAACATATACAGTTGGTGGTTACTCGTTTACGTACGCAGTTTCAACTTTAACTGACGGAACACCTTCTTTGACGGGCTCAACAACTTCTTACACTAGTTCAACATCTTCTATGACTGACCAAGTATCTGGTTTAACTGCTACAACTAGCTCCTATACATCATCGGTAACAAACATATAAAGACAAACAACCATGTGGGACTGGATTGAAACAATTATTGCGGCGGCTTGTTTAGCCTGCTTTGTAATAGCAGGTACATACCTTGTTGTTATTTTTTGGCCATAATGAAATGGTGTTTGACGTTACTTCTGCTATTTATGCCGGGAGCGTCAAGCCAGCAAGATAAAAAAACTGAGTACCGCTGTGTGCGGTGGACGTGGACAGGTGATGTGTATAGCCGAAAGGTTTGGTGCCTTGAGTGGAAAAAGATTGAGAAATGATAGACCCCATAACAGCGCTAGCCGGTATTCAGTCGGCTGTAAAACTGATAAAGCAAGCGTCCAAAACGGTTGACGATGTAGCCTCGCTCGGCCCACTGCTCGGTAAGTACTTTAATGCCAAGTCTGATGCTACTAAAGCGGTCGTAGAGTCCAAGAAAAAAGGCGGCTCTTCTATGGGCACGGCTTTGCAGATTGAGATGGCGCTGGATCAGGCGGCGGCTTTTGAAAAAGAATTACAGATGCTGTTCTTCCAAGCCAACAAGGTGGACGTTTGGAACAAGATCAAAGCTCGCGCACAGGCGATGGATGTGGAAGACGCACACAACGCCCGGCGTGAGAAAGAAGCCGCCGCAAAGAAGAAAGCCAAAGATCAAGAGCAGTTGGAAATAGGTTTGCTCTTTGGCGGCATTGCCTTGGTGCTGTTCTTGGTGTATGTGGGTATCTATGAAGCAATGGAACACTGCGCTCAAGTAAAGTGTGGGCGATGAATGAGTACCAGAAGCAAGCAGATATGGCGTTTAAGATTGTCGGTGCGTGGTGGGGCGCTAACTTGTTTTTGGATGTAATTACTGTGTTGCCAAACTTTTTGTCAGACAGAATTGTAAATTACCTGTTGTCTTTACTTCCTTTTTAAGGTCTAAACATGCTGACTCTACTCTCAACTCTTATCTCGTTCCTGATGGGTGGTTTGCCCAAGCTGTTGGATTACTTCCAAAACAAAGCCGACCAAAAACACGAGTTAGCGCTGGCTCAGATGCAGATTACCCGTGAGTTAGAACTGCGCAAAGCTGGCTTTGAAGCCCAAGAGCGCATTGAACACATCAAGTCAGAGCAGTTGGCTACGGAAAGCGCGGCTAATACCCAGCAGGTTTTGATTGGCGCACAGCAGGCCGAGATGCAGGCAATCTACGCCCACGACACCTCGCTCAATGAAGGCACTAGCCAATGGATGAGAAACCTTCGCGCTAGCGTTCGCCCCGTCATTACTTATGGGTTCTTTTTCTTGTTAGTGTTTGTGGATGTAGGACTGTTTGCCTACGGCTGGCACAACGGTGTGACGTTTGTAGAATTGGCTGAGATGCTGTGGGACTCAGACACACAAGCTTTGTTTGCTTCAATCATTGCGTTCCACTTTGGCGGTCGGGCGTTTGGCAAATGAACATCTCTGACAAGTGCCTGCACATGATTCGCCACCATGAGGGGGTGCGTCAGAACCCGTATAAATGCCCAGCAAAGTTGTGGACGGTGGGGGTCGGGCATGTTATGTTTCCAGAGCAGGGCAAGCTAAAGATTGACGACCGCGACGCATTCCAACCACCCGCCGAAGCCATGCGGAAATACAGCATGGAGGAAGTAAATGCAATACTTAGAGCAGATTTGGACAGATTTGAGCGGGGAGTGGAACGTTACTGCCCTGTTGCACTTACACAAGGTATGTTTGATGGCCTTGTTAGTTTTAGTTTTAATGTCGGCTTGGGAACGCTACAGCGCTCTACGCTTCGTCAAAAGGTTATTAGAGGCGATAAAGAAGGCGCGGCAGAAGAACTCTTGAAGTATTGCATGGCGGGAGGTAAAATTCTCAAAGGGCTGCAAAAGCGTCGCATAGACGAACGCGCCTTGTTTCTTTCTTAGGACTACCCATGCCGCTTAAAAAACTAACCCTAAAAGCCGGTGTTAACCAAGAGAACACTCGGTACACCAATGAGAACGGTTGGTATGTTTCTGACAAAATGCGTTTTCGCCAAGGCACCCCTGAAAAAATTGGCGGGTGGGTGCGTATTTCTGCGACTACCTTTCAGGGCGTATGCCGTTCTCTGTGGAACTGGGTAACGCTTGGTTTTTTAAATTTGGTGGGTGTTGGTACAAACCTAAAGTTCTACATTGAAAACGGCGGGGCATATTTTGATATTACGCCGCTCAGGGCTTCTTCTACCATTAACAACAACCCGTTTGCGTTAACTGCATCTACAACTGTTACGGTCACAGACACAGCGCACGGATGCACTACTGGTGATTTTGTAACCTTTAGCGGTGCTGTAGACATTGGCGGTGTTGGCACTAACGTTACAGCCGCAGTTTTAAACCAAAACTTCCAAGTTACTGTTCTATCGTCCAACTCATACAGCATTGTTATTTCCGTCACCCCCAATGCTACGGCCATCGCAGGCTCTCCCGGTGGTGGGGCGTCTGTTGTTGCCGCTTATGAAATTCCTGTAGGCCCAGCTATTTCTGGTGCTCAAATTGGCTGGGGTGGTGGCACATGGGGTGAAGGAACTTGGGGTAATGGCGGTACATCGCTGTCTAACATCCGCCTTTGGAGCCAGAATAACTTTGGCGAAGACTTGGTGTTTGGCTATCGCGGCGGCCCTATTTATTATTGGGATGCAACTTCTGGCGTAACCTCAAGGGGTGTGGCTGTTACAACCTTGTCCGGTGCATCTAACGTTCCTACTGTACAAAACTTCTTGTTTGTATCTGATTCCAGCCGATTTGTATTTGCGTTTGGATGTAATGAAATTGGCAGTATTGTACAAAACCCTATGCTGGTTCGTTGGTCGGATCAGGAATCAGTTGTAGATTGGACTCCAACGGCAACCAATCAATCTAGCAGTTTGCAGTTATCCCACGGCTCGGAAATCGTAACGTGCGTCCAAACTCGACAAGAGATTGTGGTGTTTACAGATTCAGCGGTGTATTCATTCCAATACCAAGGCCCACCAGCCGTTTGGAGCACACAGTTACTGGGTGATAACATTTCTATCATTAGCCCTAACTCTGCAATCATTGCGTCCGGTATTGTGTACTGGATGGGTGTAGATAAGTTCTATTCCTATGATGGCCGTACACAAACCCTACGTTGTGATTTACGTCAATACATCTTTCAAGACATTAACTTATCGCAAACGGCTCAAATTTTTACTGGTACTAACGAAGGCTTTAACGAAGTGTGGTGGTTCTACTGTTCTGCCAGTAGTAATGTCATTGATAAATACGTCACGTTTAATTACACCGAAAACAATGGCGCAGGCGTGTGGGCTTATGGCACGTTAGGGCGTACAGCTTGGCTTGACTCTGGCTTACGTGATTTCCCGTTGGCCGCTACATACAACTCCAACTTAGTAAACCATGAACAAGGCGTAGATAACGATGAAACCGGAACACCCGCAGCCATTAACGCCATTATAAGTTCTGCTGAGTTTGACATTGATGACGGCGATCACTTTGGGTTTGTCTACCGCATGCTCCCAGACATTACATTCCGTGGGTCTAGCGCAGCTTCGCCGCAAGTTACGATGACGCTGATCCCCATGCAGAACTCCGGTTCTGGGTATAACAATCCTATATCTTTAGGTGGAAACTCTGATGCTACTGTTGTTCGTACATCTACCTCAGTCATTGAGCAGTTTACAGGTCAGGTCTATGTTCGGGTGCGTGGTCGTCAGATGATCCTGCAAGTGGAGTCAAACCAATTAGGTTGTGCGTGGCAGTTGGGTAGCCCACGTATTGACATCAAACAAGATGGCCGCAGGGGTAACTCATGATTGTTACTTCCGAGTTTGAAGTTGGCCAAGTCGTTGCCCCTAACTTACCTTTGGCAACGCAGGAGTACAGCCAGCAATATCAAGATCAGTTAAACAACGTGTTCCGCCTTTACTTTAATAGGGTGGATGCTATTCTTGACCAGTTAAAAGTAGATGTCATTATTCCTGCTTTAACTAATTACACTGTAGCTACACTACCAAGCGCAGCCACTTCGGGCGCAGGTGCAAGGTCTTTTGTAACTGATGCGTTAACGCCTACGTTTGGCGCAACGGTCGTTGGTGGTGGTGCTGTAGCTACACCCGTCTACTCTGACGGAACCAATTGGAAGGTTGGATAATGGAAATAACAGATAAAGACATATTCGACTGGTTCTTGTCAAATCCCGGCGCGGATGATGCAACCATTGCCGCGACCATGAATCAGTTTAGCCTGAGTCCAGAAGATATTGCTCGCGCTACTGGTACTGATTTATCAAGCGTTCAAGCGCGTTATGAAGCTGTTGCCCCACCTCCAGAACCTGTATATACAGCGCCAGCTCCTGTATACGAACCCGTGTATGAGCCTGTGTATGAACCCGTGTACGAGCAGCCCGCCTACACGCCTCCTCCAACTAATGCGTACTTCCAAGCCAATCCTGATGTAGCTGGTGCTTATGCCGCCAATAGTTACGGAATGAGTGCCGACGACTTTGCAAACTTTCACTACAACAACTACGGCAAAAACGAAGGACGTTACTCACCATCTGGCGAACCGCCACCCAGAGTAGTAGTAGAAACACCAGCCGCCCCTACGTATTTACAGACTGATGAGCAAGGCACGCCAATTTATGAAACACCGCCCTCTGCAGTTGTAGAACAGCCCGTTTCTACGCCGTCTATTGTTGATACGGTTATTGATACTTTTTCTAATACGCCACCAACAACCAATGAAGAGTTGCTGTCTGCTATATCAACGCCCCCTGCGGACAACATAACTAACTCAGGATTAACTGGACAAGCCAGTCAGATGGCTATTGAGGGTGACGATATTGACACCCAGATAGCTCAACTAGCCACAGAGTACGCCAGTTGGGGTGGTAATACCCCCGGTTATACGGAGCTAATTCGCAAATCCGATGGGGCGGTGTTAGATCGTCGTAAACTGGGTACTCTTACCAATGAAGCTTTACTCAAAATAGGTTTGTCGTTCGTTCCGGGAGCGGCTCCATTTCTTGCGGCATATAACGCCCTTGATGCTGCTAGAAGAGGCGATATAGTTGGCGCAGTTATTGGAGGCACCGGGCTGGTTCCCGGTATGGAAAACATCAATACGGCGCTAAAAGTAGGCCAAGCGATTGATCAAGATAACCCATTTGGGGCGATCACAGCGCTGGCTGGCAATACAGACTTACAAAAACTGACTGGGCTTGATAGCGCCAATGTAGGTGGGTTTACCGCTAAAGATGCAACGGCGGCAGCAAATTTAACTAAAGCCGCAATAGATGGAAACGTCGGCGCAGCCCTTACTAGTTTGGGTACGCTAACCAACAGCCCCGACACAACTCTTGCGGGTAAAGCGGTAACCCTTATAACCCGTTTAGAAAATGGTGATCCCCGTGCATTGGCGGATGCTATTAGTTTATCCAATAGCATTTCTAGTGGGGCAACTGGCACTACGAGCACTACCCCGGCCATAACCACTCTATCCGATGAAGACTTAGCGGAACTAAAACTAAGAAACCAACCCGGTGAATTGCAAGCGTACCAAGATGGTGGTGTGCAAGGTTTGGCTGACTTTAGAAAAGACATGAGGTTGCTTAACAACCTGACAACTAGCGGGCGTACTGGCGACGACATGGGCGGTAATGTTACCGAAACTACAACAGAAACTACAACCCCTACCGACACGTCCGGCACAACTGGTGCAGACACTACGGATTTAAATTCAATTCTTGACTACATTGATTCCCTTGGAACTGATACCATTAAAGATAGCGGCCTGAGTAACCAAGACATTTTGGACATGACTAACGTCACGGATAATACCGTCGTTGTAAAGGGTGATAAGCCGCTTGACTATTTACCCACTGATGATGATTTTGTACCGACCGTAAAACAAGAAGAAGTAGTTGTAACTGATGGTAGACCTACAGGCGTAACCAACAACGACACCGTCACAGGCGGTACAGGGAACGATGGTCTTGAAACCGTAACTGTAACGGGCGGTACTGGCAATGACACCATCACTGGCGGAGACGGAAACGACTCGGTTACGGGCGGTACGGGTAATGACTCAATTACAGGCGGTACGGGAAATGATGATGTTGAGAAACTTGTTGTAACGGGCAAAAAAGAATGCCCAACGGGAACTCATTACGATGAAACTTTAGATGCGTGCGTTCCCGACGAGAAAGAAGAAGAAGAAGAAGAAGAAAACCCTTGCGCAGACGGCTTCCACCTTGAAGATGGTTTGTGCGTTCCCGATGACGACAAAGAAGAAGCCACCGAGTGCCCTGAAGGTTATGTACGTAATTTAGAAACTGGCCAGTGCGAACTGGTGGAAGTTAAACCACCCGTGGTAAAACCGCCTGTTGTTAAGCCACCTGCAGTTGTAAAACCACCGGTTGTTACGCCCATCACAACCCCCACGCAACAGGCAGAACAACAGCGCGTGGATGTAATAACCCCCGAAAGCAAAGATATTGAGTATATTTACGACTTTGAAAGCATTTTTGCAAACAGGCCGGAACCAGAACCGGAGTCAAAGTCAAAACAAAAGTCAAAGAAGAAAATGGCCAGAGGCGGCGCAGTCGATGATGCGCTAGACGTAAACGACGCGTTAATTAAAATTTTGAGAGGATAAGATCATGGATGATGATGAATTGGGCTACTTGGGCGACGAAACAGTTGATGACGATGAGTTGGGCTACATACAACCGGGGGCTGGCTACGACTACAACTCAGAAGCAAGTGCTGCTATCGGAAATTATCTGTCAACAAATTTTCCTGAACTATCCACCGACCCTGCGTTAGCTACCCAGTTAGGTGGGGTGCTGCAAAAGGTAGGCGCTAATGCGTTTAACGCGTTAAAAGATACGTTTATGAAGGACGGTAAGGTTGACTGGCGTTCGGTAGCGGGTGCGGCGGGTGGTCTGTACGGCCTCTATCAAGCTAACAAACCCCAAGAAAAAGTTGGCTACCAAGGCAGTATCCCTAAGTACGAAGCCGTACGTAAACAAATCGATTACTCGCGTGACACTGCACGTAGGCCGGGCGAAGCAGGGCGGCAATTCTTTACCGCCCCTCAGTTTGTTAAGCAAGGTGACGCGGACGCATTAGCGGCGGCACAGGCGGCTGCAACTAAACAAGCTATCGACATACAAAATCAAGCGTTTTTTGATCAACGGTTTTTAAAACGTCCCGGAGATTTTAGTGTTACTGGAGGGCCCGTAGGCACTGAACTGCCTCCCTCAACTCCCGTTACATCCTCAGCGGGTGGCGGTACAGGGATAGCCTCACGCCCCGCATCAAGTGTGGCTCAAGACTTAAAAGTTCCTGTGTACACGGCAGAAAATGCTCGTGGTGTGCCAATGGCTTCCGGTGGACTTGCGAGCATGGCAAAAGGTCGATATTTAGGTGGCGCAACTGATGGAATGGCTGATAAAATTCCAGCACGAATTGGCGGTAAACAAGAAGCAAGATTAAGCCATGGGGAGTTTGTGATTCCCGCAGATGTTGTAAGTCACTTAGGTAATGGGAACTCCGAATCCGGTGCGCAACGTTTGTATGCAATGATGGACAAAATCCGTACGGCTCGCACTGGCACAAAAAAGCAGGGCAAGCGGATTAACCCCGATAAATTTTTAGCGTAAGGTAATATATGACAAGTGAAAACACTACAGGTCAAACGGGTCAAACTGGCACAACCGTACCTAAAGACCCTATGGTTGGTTTAGAGACTGGACGCGAGTCTGCCCTTTCAAACTACGTTGGCCCTTACGTTACTGAGATGCTCGGTCGTGGTCAAGCACTTGCCTCGGAGCCGTACCAATCGTACACAGGCCCCCTGACTGCCGGTGCATCTAATCTTCAGACGCAAGCGTTTCAAGGCTTGGCAGGATTAACCATTCCTACTTCCTCAATGGGCGCGTTTACCCCTCAGACGTTCACGGCAGACCAAGCCAAGAACTACATGAACCCGTACCTTGAGGCATCACTCAACCCACAAATTGCAGAGATGCGCCGCCAAGCAGATATTACACGTATCGGTGACGCAAGTCGCCTTACCAAAGCCGGTGCGTATGGTGGTTCACGTCAAGCGATTATGGAGTCTGAAGGTAATCGCGCACTGATGGATAAGTTATCAGGCATTACTGGCACAGGCTACAAAGATGCTTACGATAAAGCCATGGCGCAATTTAACGTAGAACAAGGCCGTGGCCAGACTGCACAAGATATGGCTAACCAATATGGCCTTGCGGCATTGCAGAAACAAACTGATGTTGGTGGTGTCGAACGCGGTATTGAGTCTGAAGGACTTATGGCAGATAGAGCGCAGTTTGAAACCGAGCGTGATTACCCGCTCAAGCAAGTGCAGTATATGCAGTCGCTACTTCAAAACTTACCACTGGCAACGCAATCGTATTCATACACTCAACCCAGTGCCGTATCTCAAGCAGGAAGTCAGTCCGGTGGTTTAATGGACATGTACGACCGGTTGTTCGGTAGCAAGCCTGCGGTTAAATAAGGACTTAATATGATTGACCAAGAAGTTAATTCCCGCGTTGCCGCCTATAAAGGTAACCCACAGGCACTGCAACAGAAGTACGCCGCCTCTCAACAACTGATTGACCTGCTCGCCCTACAGAAGATTAAGTCAGCGCAGGAGTCCGCCGCGCGTGAGATGCAGATGCAGATGGCTCAACAGCAAGCCGCTAATGGTGAGGCTAATACAACTGTTGCACAACAGCGCGAAAAAGAAGTCATGGACATGACTAAGCAAGAACTTGTGCAACAGCGCGGTGACCTTGCCCAACAGCAACAACAAGATCAGCAACAAGCCATGCAGAAGTTAATGGGTGGTATTGCGAATGCCCCCGGCGCCGCAAGTGCTATGGAACCTCAAGCTATGGCCGCAGGTGGTATTGTTGCGTTTAACGGTGAAGACAACGAGCAAGAAGTAGGGGGCGAGAAAAAGAAATTGCGCCCATACCCACTATCTGAACAGGGCGCTGATTGGGTGGCACGTAAACAAGCCGCACGTGAGGCTGAAGCCAAGAAACCTTTAGACGAACAAGCGCAAGCGGCACTTCAAGAAGCGCAGCGTACCGGTGACCGCAACGCTATGATGATGACCATCAAAAAACTTGGTGCCGCAGGCTACGATGTAGCAACACTCATCCCCCGTGCATTTATGGGCGTTGCCGAAGACCTGAGCAACACACGTTTGGGTAGAGCACTTGGCGCGGACTTTAAAATTCCGCAAGCCGCGTATGGTGGCGACCGAGCAAGCATGACCCCTATGATGGACAGAGTCCTTCGCGAAGAGCAATCCGGTTTGGCCTCCCTTGCACCACAAGCGCCACAAGCCCCACAAACAGAACGCTTACCAGTATCTGAAGCGCAGGCTACCGCGCAGGCAGGCCCACAAGCCGCCGTGCCACCTAAAGCGCCTTTACCCCCCGCGCCCCCTGCGCCCAAACCCCCTGCGCCCCCCGCACCTCCTAAACCACAACAAGGTCTGGGCGGATTGCAGATGGGCCCACCAGAGGACACACTAGAAAACGCTCTACGTCGTCAGTCCGTAGCGGCAATGAATATTGACCCCCGTGTTCGTCAGTTGGACGAAGAGAAGCGTATAGAAGACCGCCTAAAACTTACACCCGAGCAACGTGGTGTATTTCAAGAAGGTATTGCAGGTTTAAAGAACTTCTACGATCGTGACTTTGACCCTGAGTTGCAACGTCGTGAAGGTATCAAACGTTACCTACTTGGTATGGGTGGACGCAGTATGGGCGAGTTTGCCGGTGGCGCTGAAACTGCTATGAACTATGACACCGCACAGAGAAATCAACAACGTGCTCGATTTGGTGAAATGCAAAAATCACGCGAGGGTCTTATTGGACTTGACCGTGGCGCAGTTTCCGGTGGTATTGAAGGTGGTTATAAAGCCGCCGAACAAGCTGGCCAAACTATGCGTACAGGGCTGTCCGCTGGCGAAGGTTTGTACAGAACGCAAGAGACATCTAAAAATAATGCCGCGCAAAATGAAATTGAAAAACTTAAAATTGGCGCACAAAACGCCGCTACTGCCGCGCAACGTGATGCAAACGACTTTGCCAAACTGAGTGGGCACCTGAGCACAATTACATACAACCGCGCCAAGGCCGAGCAAGCCGTGGTTAAAGGTTTCCAAAAAGACGCACAAGCAATTGAGATGGCGCTCATGGCTAACCCCAAAGACAAAGAAGCCTTGGCTAATAAAGCCGCGCTACAGTTGAGAATCGAAGCAGAAGTAGATAAAACTACCAAACCTTTTGACTTGCTGGCATCTACTATTCAGGCTAAACTTTACGGTGGTGGACAGGGCGGACTCGGAGGATTTACTGTCCGCGAGAAGCCTACAAAATAAAGGATAGATATGCCGCTGTACGAGATTACCGCACCGGACGGAAAGATCTATGAGATTGAAGGCCCCGCCGGTGCCTCGCAACGCGACCTAGTCCTAGCCACGCAACGCCACATCCGCGACCAACAAACTGCGGATATTGAGCGACGCCGTGCGGCATTAGCAAACCGCCCACCAGAAGCCCCTGAAACCACGTTTGGTGGTAACGTCAAGGAATTCTTTAAGGGGGTTGTCCCCGGTGCGATTGGTTTGGCTGAGACCGCAGGAACTGGTATCGCCGCACTGTTACCTGACGAGACCGAGAAGTCCGTACGAGATAAAATTAAAGAAATTGCTGGTGTTGCCAAGAAGCCATTTGAAGCCGCGCCGGGTTATGAAGACTCGGTTATGCGCAATCTTGGCCAAGGCGTGGGCTCAACACTACCGTTCTTTGCACTTGGCCCACTGGGTCTAGCAGGTCGTGCCGTAGGCTCAGGTCTTGGTGTTGCCGCCGGTGCAGGTGAAGCCCGTGAAGCCGCCGAAGCCAAAGGTGCCACAGGTGAAGAACGCCGTCTGGCTACACAACTCGGTGCGCCTACTGGTCTGCTTGACATCCTAGCCCCACAGATCAAACCATTCAAAGGTCTGATGACTACTGCCGTGGCACGGGGCGGTGTTGAGGGTGCAACAGAAGCCGCACAAAAGATTGCACAGAACCTGATTGCTAAGGGCGTATACGACCCAAATCAAGAAATCCTTGTCGGTTCCGGCGAAGAAGGTGCATACGGTGCGGGTGTTGGTGCACTGGCCAGTTTGATTGTTGACATGACCATCGGGCGTAAAGCGCGCCGTGCACAACTTGGCTTAGATAAAGAAGCACCCCCACCTGCAGGTGAAGAAAAGAAACCACAAGGCCAACAACTGCTTGGTTATGACGCACAGCCGTTTACTCCGGTCATTATGCCGGACGGTTCTGTCATTACAAGCCGCGCCGATTACGACGAATATCAAACAGGTAAACAGGCCCAGTCTGAACAACGTGCAAAAGACGTACGCACCTCTGACCCCATGGCGGGAAGGTCTGCGTTTGAACAAAAACTTGCAAGAGACGGAAAGCAAGCAGCGCTGCAGGAGACCTTTGACCAAGTACAGCCTGACTTGTTTGGAGATGTGTTGCCACCGAAGGTTCCCCGGGAGCAGCAGGTAGATGAGGCCGCGCCAGTAGTGGATGAGCGGCAAGGTGAGTTACCACTGGTGGGTGGCCGCACCCAAGAGCAACAGATCATTGAGATGATTGTTGATGAGAAGAATCAGCAAGAAGTTGACAGGGTAACGCAAGCCGCTAATGAGCGCGAAGCTACAGAAACCAAGGCCAGTGAGACCGAGCGTTTAAAGTTTGAGTCTGACCTTGCCGAACTGGACGATACCATTAGCCGCAAGGAACAAAAGACTGCAGAAGACCGCAGACTGCAAATCCTCCTGCCAATGATCGGTGACCTGCCCATCACTAACGTGGCGGCGGCGTTTCAAGCCGAACTTAAACGTCAAAACTATAGAAACACAAACCCCACAGAACGTGAGCAAGCGTTAATCAAACGCTCCGAAGATTTCAAAGCCGCAGAACCTGTGGCCCCCGAAGTCGAGCCATCTGCGCCTGCCCAGAATCAAGCAATGGAAGCGTTGATTCCTGAAAAGAAAACAGAACGTGTACAAGAACAGCCTAGTTTCCCGGGCATGGGTAAACCAAAAGGCCCCGCACCGCAAGCCTTCTCTGATGAAGAACTTGAGGGACAAGCCGCCCCGTTCGGCACTATCCTAACGCCTGAGATTCTTGACCGCACCGGATTGCCTAAAC